CATGACCTTTGACGTATGGAAACAATCACAGATAATGAACGGATTTGATAACCTCAAGTCCGTTCCAACTTATCAAGAGAATTACGATACTACAATTCAAGACCTTCAGAAACTTTCAGGTATTACTAAACATCCAATTGGTGGTGAAATAAACATAAGTTATACAGGAACAGAAAAAGGTCAATTAATGAAACAGCACAATATACAACCTGGCACTCCTGAATGGTTTAAACTATGGTTCAGTAGACCATATCTAACAGGCGAGAAACCAGTATGAGTGGTGTACCATCGTTACTTAAAACGCCCTACAGCAAAACAGTTTTTGCTGATAATAATCAATTGGATGATTTTATTAAATGCAGCGATCCAGCATCAGGATATCTGTATTTTATGGATAACTTCTTTTACATACAACACCCTACCAGGGGAAGTATGCTATATCATCCATGGGACTATCAGAAAAGATTAATTGAAACGTATCACAAGTATCGTTTCAGTATTAGTCTTATGCCACGACAAACAGGTAAGTCTACTAGTGCTGCTGGTTATCTATTGTGGTATGCTATGTTTGTTCCTGACAGTACTATATTAGTCGCTGCACACAAATATACTGGTGCTCAAGAAATTATGCAGCGTATACGATATGCATATGAGAACTGTCCTCTACATATCAAAGCAGGGGTTGTGACTTATAACAAGGGCTCACTTGACTTTGACAATGGAAGTCGTATTGTAAGTGCTACAACTACTGAAAACACAGGTCGTGGTTTGTCTATTTCATTACTATATCTTGACGAATTTGCGTTCGTTAGACCTACTATAGCACAAGAGTTTTGGACTTCTATTACACCTACATTGTCAACTGGTGGTAAAGCAATTATTACAAGTACCCCAAACAGTGATGAAGACCAATTCGCATTAATTTGGAAACAGGCAAACAAAACAGAAGATGAATTTGGAAATCAAACTGAAGTTGGTGTTAATGGTTTCCGTGCATATCGTGCGTTCTGGAGAGAACATCCTGAACGTGATGATGCATGGGCTGAGCAAATGCGGGCGCAGCTTGGCACTGATCGTTTCCGTCGTGAAATGGATTGCGAATTCATTATTGCTGATGAAACACTCATCGCTCCCTCAACACTATTTGAATTAGAAGGTATAGATCCTATTACCAAAGTAGGTCAGATTCGTTGGTACAAACAACCTCAGAAAGATATGATTTATGTTGTATCACTTGATCCAAGTTTAGGCACTGGTGGTGACCCTGCAGCGATACAGATATTCGAAGCAAACACTACAACACAGGTAGGTGAATGGAAACACAATCAAACTGTGATTCCTGAACAGATAAGACTTATTAAACAAATTACAGATTACATTGTTGACATTACTAAACAGCCAAACAATGTATATTATAGCATAGAAAATAATAGTATTGGTGAAGCAGCATTAATATCTTTACAGGAATACGGTGAGCATAATATTCAGGGCATTTTCTTGACCGAAGCTGGTATTAGAAAGCGCAAAGGGTACAACACTACCAATAAAACAAAGTTAGCGGCCTGTGCTAAATTAAAGCATTTGATTGAATCCAAAAAGATGAAAATTCATAGCAAAAGCTTTGTTTCAGAACTTAAATCCTTTGTAGCAAACTCCGGATCTTATAAAGCTAAGATCGGAGAAACTGATGATCTGGTTATGGCCGCATTATTAGCAGTCAGAATGATGCAAGATTTAGGGGATTTCCATCAGGATTTAGAAACACAGATCCGTGATTACGAGGAATTCTTACCCCCATTACCCTTCTATGCAGTCCTAGGTTGATAAATACACTATTAATAGAGAGAAACCATGCCCATCAATCAAGAATCGCTAAATTCCGAACTTTTTAAAATACTAAAAAGCAAAGGATACCAGCCCACTATGCTAGACAGTTCCGGTAAGCAAATGGCTGTCCCCGATGATGCTGAAGTATTCCAATTTATATTTAAAAAAGATAAAGAAGAATACGGCACTGTTACAGTTAGTATTGATGGGTTGCATAAATTAGTGGTCTATTATAACGATACTATAGCGAATAGTCCATCAGGATCTGAACCAGGTGAAGATAATAGTTGGTATGATTTTATTAGACAACTTAAAAAATGGTCTAAGAATCACCAGTTAAGTTTTGAATTAAGGGACGAGGATAACCTCAAATACGATATGGCTAAAAGAGAACATACAAGATTAGATGAAGGGTACCATGCTTTGGGCAAGCGCCAAAGTTATAATGATAGTATCCCGTCAGTTAAAATTAAATTACAACATACTAGAGATATACAAGAAGGTGAACAACGTTACAGAAATGTAGCAAGAATATACCTTGAAAATGTCGAAGGTGAAAGATTCTTACTTAATACCACAAAGCCTGGTTTAGCAAGAGTATATGCTAGACACATAGCAGAAGGCGGTAAGGTTAACGATGACCGTTGGAATCACATCAACGAATTAGTCGAAGATTATAACAAGATGGCAGGTTTCGTAAGAGCCACACGTAACAACCAGTTTAATGAATCAGCACAAGATTTTATTAACGAGGGTGTTGCGCACTATGGTAATTTAAGAGAGTCCTTACGTAAATTGACAGGCAAAAGAGGATACAACGCATATTTTGAAAGCTGGACACCTACTCTAGTTGAAGATACAATTGGACAACCGGACTTGGCAGAAACGTTTAAGACAAGTCATGTTGATCCTAGAATTGAATCAGCTATACCAATTATTGCCAAAATAACAAAAGTATCAATGAAGCCAATGGATGAAGTCACTGAATTAGAAGAATGGTCAAATAATTTAGTAGATGAAGCCTTAATGCCATCTAATGATTCACAAGAAGAACAATTAGTAGATTTACTGACAAAAGAATTAACTGTTGGTGCTGATGCAAAAAATGCAAAAAGTTTATTAGCCCAAAGTCATTTGGAAGATGATGATTTATCAGATATATTAGAAAAAATATCTGCTGATGATCCAGATGAAGATGTAAGAGGTGAGGTTTTAAATTTCTTAAAGAAATCAAACGACCATAGATTACATGCTATAGCAGATAAAGTTGAACAATTGTCAGCACCTGCACCAGCTGCAATGCCTCAACAGCCTGCACCTGTCGCTGCACCAGCTCCGGCTCCTATGCCTGTACAGGAGGAACAGAAAGATGGTGACTATGTTAAAGGTGGTGACAAGGCAAAAAGTATAGGACCAGTGTTAGGAGCAAAATCGAAACAACATCCTTTTAAAGGTAAACTAGTAGGCTCTGCTAGTGAAAGTGTTGATTTGAATAGAATTTTAAATTTATCAGGTATAATAAAGGATTAAAAATGATTACAGTTAAATTTGTAAAAAGACAAGGTTCAACCTTTTATTGGGATGACCCAGCAATGGCACCAAGATGGCAAAATTTTATCAACAATGTAAAAGGTAAAATTGGTGATAATATTCAGGTAACTAATTCGGGCAATGAAGTACATTTTACTTTTAACACTGCTCCAGAATTATTACAAGAAGCGGTCAAAGCAGATATAGCAACACTAGATGATATTGTAAGTTATTCCCGTAATAATGGTATCATCATTGATTCACCGTTTTAAAAAATTTATTTTCCCATTATTGGGATAAATAATATTGACACACTTACAAAATTAGTTTATACTAGGATGTAAGTGTGTTAAGTTGTCTCCGTACAACACATATAGCATATTTAGGCTCAACTTAGGCACATTTTTATAGGAGAAACATTATGGCAAGTCTAGCAGAAATCCGTGCCCGCATCGCGGCACAAGAAAACAAATCAACAAGTTCTACACAATCAGATAATTCAATCTATCCACACTGGAATATGGCTGAAGGTACTTCAGCAACAGTAAGGTTCTTACCAGACGGTAATCCAAAGAGTGAATTTTTCTGGGTAGAACGTCAAATCATTAAACTTCCCTTTAACGGCGTTAAGGGCGATAGTAATGTAAAGCAAATACAAGTACAAGTACCTTGTGTTGAAATGTATGGTGAAAACTGTCCTATTCTAGCAGAGGTTCGTCCTTGGTATAAAGACGAATCACTAAAAGAAATGGCAAACAAATATTGGAAGAAGCGTAGTTATATCTTCCAAGGCTTTGTACGTCAGAACCCAATTGGCGATGATACTACACCAGCGAATCCAATTCGTAGGTTCATCATTGGTCCACAAATTTTTGTAATTATCAAAAATAGTTTGATGGATCCAGAACTTACTGAGTTGCCTACTGACTATATGAAAGGTTTAGATTTCCGTATCAGCAAAACTAGCAAAGGCGGTTATGCTGATTATAGTACATCTACCTGGGCACGTAGAGAATCTGCATTAACTGATGCAGAACAGCAGGCAATTGAAACACATGGTTTGTTTAACCTTGCTGATTTTTTACCAAAGAAACCAAGCGAAGCAGAAATGCGTGTCATCAAAGAAATGTTTGAGGCAAGCGTTGATGGTCGTCCATATGATGCTGAAAAGTGGGGCGCATATTATCGTCCATATGGATTGGAAGTACCTGCAGGTGCAATAGCGGAAAAACAAGAGCCTAATGCTGCAATCGCAGTGGCACCCGCAACCGCACCCATAGCAGACTCCACACCTTGGGAAGATGAAGAATCAGTTGCTAATCAACCAATCGCAGTTCCTTCAACCTCAAGCGACAAAGCACAGGACATTCTAGCAATGATCCGTGCAAGGCAAAATAAAGTAGCCTAAGAAGTAGAAAAGCGGGGGACAGGATTGTTCCCTGCCTATAGGAGGATATTATGACACAACCACTTGATAGATATAAGGCTATTAAACAAAGTAAAAAATTACTTGAGGAACTCTGTGATCCTGGTAAGACACCACGTGTACCAAGTTTAGTCAGAGATAGAGCAAGAACAGCGTTAAGGCATTTTCCAAATGATTTTGAAATTGACACCTTAGCCTCAAAATGCCCTGATATAATCAACAACAGTCAACAAGGAGGATAAGTTGGTAAAGCCATTTGATGTTAGTAAATTTAGAAAAGATATTACTAAGTCCATTGAAGGACTTAGTATAGGTTTTAATGATCCGACCGACTGGATCTCAACAGGAAATTATGCACTCAATTATCTTATTAGCGGTGATTTTAGCAAAGGCGTACCTCTTGGTAAGGTCACTGTATTTGCTGGCGAATCTGGTTCCGGTAAGAGTTACATCTGCTCTGGAAACTTGGTACGTCATGCTCAACAACAAGGTATCTTTGTGGTACTCATTGATTCAGAAAACGCTTTGGACGAAGATTGGCTCAAAGCCTTAGGAGTAGACACTTCAGAAGAAAAGTTACTTAAGCTTAATATGGCAATGATTGATGATGTTGCTAAAACAGTCAGTAAGTTTGTTGTTGACTATAAAACACTATCACCTGAAGATAG